AAAAGCACAAGTTAAGTCGATTATAGACAAGAACGCCTGTGCAGATTTGCAGGCAAAGGCAAACTTCTTTACTTGGAAGAGGTGCTAATGAGCGACGAAGAAACTAAAGAGAGGAGGTCGAGACGACTTCACCAAGAACAAGCAGCAATCAAACGACAAATACAAATAGCAAAGACAAACCACACTCCCGACACTTACATAACGGAACCTCATAGGTACCACAAGCATCATGTGATGAACTGTGGTAATCCAAAGTGTCATATGTGTGGCAATCCTCGAAAAGTATTTAAAGATAAAACCATTCAAGAACTTAGTTTTGAGCAAACCGATAAGTGGGAGTGACATGAAAGTTACATTAGTTAGTTATTCAAAGCCCTCAGCAGATATTCAGAAGGAAGGTCTCTATGCCATACAGGAACTCATTGCGTATTGTGCCCGTGTGTCCAATCCTTCAAACCAGTTTAACACCGAAACGTCTGAGAAACTTATTCATTACCTTGTCAAACACAAGCACTGGAGCCCCCTTGAAATGGTCTCCGCCTGTCTCGAGATTGAAACTACCCGAGATATCGCTAGACAAATTCTTCGCCATAGAAGTTTTAGCTTTCAGGAATTCAGTCAACGGTATGCGGACCCCACCAAGGAATTGGATTTCATTTTACGAGAAGCAAGATATCAAGACAACAAGAACAGACAGAACTCTGTCTCTCTTGATTTGACAGACGACAAAAACAGGCAGATCGCTTACCAATGGGAGCAGATGCAAACTAGAGTTATTACTGAAGCCAAGAATGTATATGAATGGGCAGTATCAAAGGGAATAGCAAAAGAACAGGCGAGGGCTGTTCTGCCTGAAGGCAATACTATCTCTCGCCTGTATATGAATGGCACATTACGATCATGGGTACATTACATTGAACTTAGAAGCGGCAATGGGACACAGAAAGAACATGCAGACATTGCAAAAGAATGTGCGAAGGTCATTGCAGGTATCTTTCCCCTAATGCAAACCTTTGTGGAGCAATAATGAATACAAGAGATGATGTAAAAAACTTTATGATTGCAGCTGAACACACTGTAAGCGATGAATTACAGGGTACCTTCACGCAGCAAGCTATGATGTATCACGATTTAATCAAAGAAGAATTTTTTGAGCTGGCAATGGCGATAAGAAAATTTGATATGGTTGAAACAGCAGATGCTTGTGCAGATCTCATTTGGGTTATTGAAGGTTTGTGCCACTCATTGGGTATCCCATTGCAGAAAGTTTGGGATGAAGTCGCAAGATCAAACATGTCTAAGTGTATCAATGGCAAGCTAATCAAACGAGAAGATGGCAAGGTTTTGAAACCCGATACATATTCACCTCCAGATATTAAAACAATTTTAACAAAGTAATAGGGATTCGTATGGGTACAAATATTGTGCATCGGGTTGCTGTAGACTTTTCAAGAGATTCCCTTTTTGATGACCTAGGGTTAAAAAGGCTCCGTGAATCTTACATGCGTGATGATGAAAACTCACCACAAGAAAGGTTTGCTTATGTCTCAAAAGTATTCTCTTCCTCGCAGGAACATGCTCAAAGGTTATATGAGTACAGCAGTCGTCATTGGCTCAGTTATTCTACTCCCATTCTCAGTTTTGGGCGTAGCAGTCGCGGCCTTCCTATATCATGCTTTCTCCCTTATCTACACGATAGTGCAGAGGGTCTGGTCGATTGTTTGGCGGAAGTAAATTGGCTCTCAATGTTAGGAGGCGGTATTGGTATCGGAATTGGAATTCGTTCTGCTGACGATAAGTCAGTTGGGGTTATGCCTCATCTTAGGACATATGATGCATCTTCGTTGGCGTACAGGCAAGGCAGGACTCGGAGAGGTTCTTACGCTGCCTATCTTGATATCAGTCATCCTGATATTCTTATTTTTCTCGAAATGAGGAAACCGACGGGCGACCAGAACATGCGTTGTTTGAACTTGCATCATGGTATAAACATCACCGACAACTTCATGCAGATCATTGAAAGGTGCATGCTTGATCCTAACTGTGATGATACATGGGAGCTGAGAGATCCACACAACAGTCAAGTTCGAGATAAAGTTTCTGCTAAGGAGCTTTGGCAGCGTATTCTTGAGATGCGTATGCACACAGGTGAACCCTATCTACATTTTATTGACACCAGCAATAGTCAGATGCCTGAGTTTCAAAAAAAGTTGGGTCTGTCTATCAAACAGTCAAACTTATGTAGCGAGATCATTCTACCCACTGACAAAGATCGTACTGCTGTCTGCTGTTTGTCATCTGTCAACCTCGAATACTTTGATGAGTGGAAAAATGATAAAAACTTTTTGCGGGACATTGCAGAAATGCTAGATAATGTGTTACAATACTTTATTGATCATGCCCCCGAACCTGTGCAAAGGGCAAAGTATTCAGCGATGCGAGAGCGTTCTATCGGAGTCGGTGCTTTGGGGTTTCATGCATACTTGCACAAGAAAAACCTTCCCTGGGAGTCACCTCTTGCAATCAGTTCGAATCGTAGGATGTTCAAACACATCCGCGAAGGTCTAGATGTTGCAAACATCGAACTTGGAAAGGAGAGAGGTGAGGCACCTGACGCTGTTGGTACCGGTAAAAGGTTTAGCCACATGCTTGCTATTGCTCCTAACGCATCTTCTAGTATCATCATGGGCAACACCAGTCCTTCAATTGAGCCCTATCGTGCTAATGCTTATCGACAGGACACCCTCTCGGGTGCTCATCTAAACAAGAATAAGTTCTTAGACGCAATCATCAAGGAGAAGTGTGATGCAGACAAACGATTGGATTATCAAGATATCTGGTCAAGTATCATTGCTAACGACGGATCAGTACAGCACCTTGACATACTATCTGACTGGGAAAAGGACGTATTCAAAACGGCTATGGAGATTGACCAGCGCTGGATTGTGGAGCACGCAAGTCACCGACAAAGTTACATTGACCAAGCACAATCCCTTAACCTCTTTTTCAGGCCTGACGCTAACATAAAATATCTTCACGCTGTACACTTTCAAGCATGGAAACAAGGACTCAAGACTTTATACTATTGCCGTTCAGAAAAGATCGGAAAAGCAGATAAAGTCTCTAAGAAGATCGAACGAGAAGTTATTCAAGAACTAGATTTGAAGGCACTTGCAGAAGGTGATGCTTGCTTAGCCTGCGAATAGTATCCTTCGCAGATAATTGAAACTTGTGAAGGATATAAATAGTCCATAACAAAGGAGGGTATATGGACTATTTAAAACTCTATAATAATATTATAAAGACAAGAAAATCTAGGTTAGAACATACAGAATACTGTGAAAAACATCATATTTTACCTAAATGTTTAGGAGGAACTGATGACAGCGATAATTTAGTTATTCTTACATATCGAGAACATTATCTTGCACATTGGCTACTCACAAAAATCTATCCAAAAGAACCTAAAATTCATTACGCCTTTTTGTGCATGCTAAGGGACCCCCACGGCAATAGAAAGCTAACATCTAAGATGGTTCACAACATTAAGACTCATTATTCAGAATTTAAACGATGGCATTCAAAAATAGAAAATCCAGGAAAAAGTGAAAATTCTAGAAAAAAAGCATTTGTTAGAATGTCATCAGAAGAAAATCCGATGAAAAAGTTTCCAGAAAAAAATCCATTTTTAAATAATAGTTTTGTAAAAGGTAGGACGTGGTATAACAACGGGGTCGATAATTTATATTTGTATCCGCATGAAACAATTCCTGAGGGTTACGTAAGGGGGATGAAACCATATACCCGAAAAAGAAATGGCAAAGATTCAAATCATAAATGATATTAATGTAAACACCCTACAACTAACACAGGAAGTGAGATGAAACTAATTAGATTTACAGCATCTTGGTGTCAACCTTGCAAAGCGCTAGCGAAAAATTTAGAAGCAGCAAACTTAGACATTCCAATTGAAGTAGTTGATATCGATATGCATGATGCAATGGCTATTGAGTTTGGTATTCGTTCTGTGCCCACTTTAGTTTTGTTTGAAGAAAAAGAAATTGCAAGGTTGGTTGGTGTTCACAGTTCAGAAAAAATCAAGCAGTGGGTTAAACAATAATGGCGCACTTGGTAGCAAATCTTCCTCCTATCCATTGCTACATTAGAAAGGAGTTTCTCTATGACTTTCAAAGAGGTCATGGTGAATACGAACCTTGTATTTGGGTAAGCATCAAATCTATTCGAGGTCAGGCATTTCGAATTGAATCATACTTGCCCAACTACGGGGCTGTGTACGATAAGCTACCCCTTCATGCGTATGTGTCTCGGAACGAGGATCTAGAAACTGAAAAATTTTTATCGCTAGACAGTTTACAGATTTGGGATTGTTTTAGTCATGATGTTACTGTGATCAAGAAAGCATTCTTAGGAAATCTAACTGCGAAGTTTTTTGCAAAAGACAAGCAATGGTATTCTGGGCAATATTTGTTCACGGTTGACAACGGATTTAGTGATCCCAATACACTTGATACCACTTATGCAGAATGGCCTGAGGATCATAAGTCATTTAACTTCATTCAACTAGACAACGGACAGTATGCCGCACAACCCAACAATCGGACATTGTTTCTTGATGCAGCATCTAACCCGCCCAAACTGCTGTTCCCTGACTTCAAGGTTTGTACAAAGACCTATCGCGTAGAAACGAATCCCAAATGGGCGTTAGGCAATACCGATGATGTAATGTATGAAACCCAAAAGGAGAAAACATATGGCACCCAAAAAACAAAAAGCAAAACTAACTGATAGTAGAACAAGCTACAAACCTTTCTCGTATCCTTGGGCCTATGATGCGTGGTTAGCTCACGAACAGGCCCATTGGTTACATACCGAAGTTCCAATGATCGAAGATGTGAAGGATTGGAAAAACAAACTGACTGAACATGAGAAGTATTTTCTAACGAACATCTTTCGTTTCTTCACACAAGGGGACATAGATGTAGCAGGCGGGTATGTGGGAAACTATCTTCCTCACTTCCCCCAACCTGAAGTGCGTATGATGCTGCTAGGATTTGCTGCCCGGGAGGCTCTACATGTTGCGGCGTACAGTCATCTGATTGAGACGCTAGGCATGCCTGAAACAACCTACAACGAGTTCATGCAGTATGATGAGATGCGTAAGAAGCACGAATATCTAAACGATCCATTGAACATGAAAGTTGATACTACAAGCATCGCTCGCAACATCGCCTTGTTTAGTGCCTTTACAGAAGGGATGCAATTATTTAGTTCCTTCATCATGCTGTTGAACTTTCCGCGCCATGGAAAGATGAAGGGCATGGGGCAGATTGTAACCTGGAGCATTGTTGATGAGACAATGCATGCCGAAAACATGATCAAACTGTTTAGAACATATGTGGAAGAAAATAGAGAAATTTGGAACGACGATCTCAAATCTCAAATCTACACTCTTGCAACAAGAATGGTTGAACTCGAAGATAGTTTTATTGATCTATCATTTAGGATGGGCGGTATGCCTGATCTATCTGCTGATGATGTTAAACGCTATATTCGTTATATTGCTGATCGCCGCCTTATTAGTTTGGGCCTCAAGGGCATAATGAAAGTTAAAAAGAATCCTCTCCCTTGGGTTGAGGAAATTATCAACGCCCCGATTCATACGAACTTCTTTGAGAACAAAGCTACTGACTATGCAAAAGGAGCATTGTCAGGATCTTGGGAAGAGGTGTGGGGCAAAGCAGCTTAGGAGTTATTATGCGTTACAAACTGTCGCCGCAATACAAAAAGTCCGCCTGTGATGTTGAAAACTGGTTCAAAGAAGAGAATGGCGAGAAGATGTGGATAGAAAGAGAAACGGGTTGGCGTTGGGCCCATTGTACCTTTGAGTCTGAAACACCTCCCGATATTGATTTGAAAAATGAACATGGGTTTAATGTTTATGAGGATCTAGAAGATGTACAGGATTACGATGCGGATGACGGTTGTTGGGCTGATTATCGTTACTCTGATAACATTCCTGAAGAATATCGTATTCGCCTAGACGAAATGGATCATGAGGAACTTGAGGAAGATGGGTGGAGACTGTCTTACACAGACACATACTTCACAGGTCCTCTGATCCTTGAAGATGAACATGGCAATGTAAGTTATGGAGATGCTAGTGAATGAAAGGATGATGCAGGCCCACATGCAAGTCGCCGAAACATATGCAAAGTTGTCTCACGCTCGGAGACTTCAAGTTGGGGCTATCGTGGTGAAGGATGACAGAATTATAAGTATAGGTTACAATGGAATGCCTGCAGGTTGGGACAACAACTGCGAAGATGAAGTGACAAAGACTGAAACCTATGTTATTGACAATGGCGGTCCTGAGCACCTCATGCAGATAACACACCTTAAAACAAAAGCAGAGGTCCTTCATGCTGAAGCAAATGCTATATCTAAGTTGGCGAGGTCTACAGAGTCTGGTCTTGGTTCTACTTTGTTTGTTACTCATGCCCCTTGCCTTGATTGTGCTAAGTTGGTATATCAGTCTGGTGTTAATAGTGTTTTTTACCGTAACAGTTATCGCAATGAGGATGGCATACGATTCTTGGAAAAATGCAAAATTGAAGTGAGGAAGATATGATTACAGGATTCACCTGTTCTACCTTTGATCTGTTTCATGCAGGTCATGTAGTTATGCTCGAAGAAGCTAAGCGACAATGTGATAAGTTGATTGTGGGCATTCAAACAGATCCCACCATTGACCGCACATCGAAGAACAAACCTGTGCAAAGCATTGTCGAGAGACAAATACAAGTACGTGCTTGTAGATATGTGGATGAAGTTGTGATCTATAGTACCGAGAAAGAACTCGAGGATCTGCTCAAGACCCTTCCTATTGATGTCCGCATTCTTGGTAAAGAGTATGAGGACAAGGAGTTCACAGGAAAAACAATCTGTGTTGACCGAGGCATAAAAATTTATTACAACAGCCGAGATCACTCATTCAGCAGCTCTGACTTAAGGTTGCGAGTGTATGAGGCAGAAAAACGAAAGAGGGAACCTCTACTATGCAATCAAAGTCTTATACCTGCTCCGAATGTGATGCCATCTTTAAGATAAGACACGACCTTGACCGATCCTACTATGAAGTGATGTTCTGCCCATTCTGTAGTGCAGGCCTAGATGATGAAGAGGATGAGGAAGATGACGATACATATTGATTTGGAGTCAATATGTGGCTATATGAAGGACAGGAGTACCCAGGTCCTAATGAGAAGTTAGTTGGATTTGTCTACATGATAACTTGTCTCGAGACAGGGCGGCGATACATCGGCAAGAAGTTGTTCTGGTCTATGCGTCGAAAGCAAGTCAAGGGAAAGGTCAAGCGAGTCAAAACAGAATCTGATTGGAAGAAGTATTGGTCATCATCCGAGGAACTTAGAGGTGATGTTGTTCGACTTGGAGAAGAAAAATTCAAGCGTGAGATCATTCACCTATGCTT